TGAGGCCACGGCAACGCACTTGTAAAATAGTCGTGCCGTTTTGCCCTTTTTGGGATGATATAGTCCGAGAGATCATCCGGGCCATCATCCTTTGGAACTGGTAAAGCTTCGATTAGGTTTTGATCCCGAAACCATTGATTATAAATCAGATGGAACGCCCTGAACGGTAACGCCGAGACATTGTCCTCTGTCCCTACACTCGTTACGATCGGCAGGCCGAAATAGTCCCACAGACTTTCGGCCGCCGCCGCGCCGGCTACTTTTGGGACGGTGTACTCGGTCGTATCGTCTGGGTCGTCTTTTTCTCCCATGAAGTTTATCCAGTGTTCCCACACGAGACGGTAAGGAACGAAGAAAAAGAAGGTATCGAGATAAAGATTATCCATGATCGGCGCAATCGGCGTTGCGAGACGCGCGAGCATGGTTGCCTGAAGGTTAAAAGTATCGCCGGGAAGCACTTCGTCCACGAAGAACGGTACGAGATCGTCCACGTTGAATGTCATTTTGTGCCCGTGCGATCTGTCGAATTGAGAGCGCGGGATTTGAACGCTCGGAACTTGTGAGAAGTTATGAGTCATAACTGATTTCATGATTTCCGCCTTTTCCACATCCTCTCGATCGCCACAGCGATCAGAAGGATGAAATTAAGAATTGTTTGAAGATCGTTTTGGTTTATTACCTCTGCTACTGCCTGAATCGTATCTGGTTCCATTTAAAGACCTCATTTATGGTGAATTTTGTCTTCGTTATCGCTCTTTAAGCGTTATTGATCTATTGCTTTTTAAGGGGTTTCGTCCCCTAAACCCCCCGCTCGCAACATTGCTCGCTTAACTGGGCTCTGCCCAGACCCGTTGATTAGATTTGGTGGGGTGACTGGGCATAGTTACATCAAGAGAGTTACTATGCCTTCGTTTCCTCCTTCTGGTTGATTACCTCAACCTTTACTGGAAGCGGTTCTGCTTTTAGCGGTTCGTACAAGCCGATTTTACGGCCTTCCGCTTCGTTTTTAGGATCTTTAATGAATTCCAGCATCTTTGCTGGGTCATTGTCGAAATGGTCCCTTAAATCAGGGGAAAGAGCCATAAACTGACCTCTTATTTCGGCGATCCTGTTAAGCGTATCATGGAATGACATTCCCTGAGATACATCTTCTCCCCAGATCGGTTGCCTGGGATTGATATAGACTGCCTGCCGTTTTTTTGCCCGTGCCATGATCTGATTGATATTTACTTCGTTCCCGAAACTCTGCACGGTTTTTGATGGTAGCTTGTTAATTGTTGGTTTTACCGGCGGCAAATCCAGCTGAGTATAGACTTTCTTTTCCATTACTTTTTTCCTTTCGGTGTTAATGCCGTTCTGATATCCTGAATAGTTGAAGCGGCATCTTTGCTCAAAAGCATTTGAGCGTTTGCAATGAATTTGGAAGTATCGAGAGATTTATACTTTCCGGTAACGGAATCGAAAGACGCTATTTCGTGAAGCTCAAAGTCTTCCGGAAACTGACCAACCATTGTATTTTTATCACGTGCGGCAGTGTGAAAACCCCTGACCGCATTTATTACATTTGTTTCCGCAAAAGGCCTTTGATATTCAGATACCTTTATGTCTTTGATTGCGTATATCGTAATCAGCATGATTTCTCCCTTTTCCAGTTTTTTACTGTTGCTTTTTTTATTTGTTCCCTTACGGCCAACCTTTTAGGTGTATTGTTCATTATGTTGACCGACGACTTTCTCATTTTTTTAGTTACCTCCATTTCTTGCGCGTTTATTTCTTCTCTCTTCTTATCATAATATCTGGGCGGCCTCATTTTCAAGCCTCCTCGCATAATTATTCCATCATTATCGATAATCTCCTTTTTATACTTCTCGAAATATTTTAGTCCGATCCCTGGCCTTCGAGACATTGTAGCGTATTCTGGTTGGAGGCCGTTATAATACATTTGCGCAGAATCTCCGGTAATTTTTTTAGTGATGTATCTCGAGATATAAGCTGCAGACTCGAAGGAGACATCACCGATGACAACGTACCCATTGCCCCATATTTGTTGAACAGAATCTGAAGTGTAGAGTCTAATTCCTCCAGCATTTTTCCACAGCTTGAGGTCTTTAATATCAATGTTAAAGATGCACGCATGGTGATGCGGTCTACCTGTCTGCCCTCCGTACTCGCCTGCTTGATAGAATTTGATGCCATTTCCGTACTCCTTTCGTAGTTTTTTCATGAATTTTGGAAAGTCGATTTTGTTTAATGACCATTGACATATGCAACTGAATTCCTCATCATATACTCCGCACCTCCTGTCAATATGTTCATCATCATATGTTAAGGTTAAGAAATAGTTATTTTTGTGCATTGCGGCTTCATGTACGCAACGGATTGCCCACTGTCTACTATGTTCGAGACGGCAACCGATACATTGACCGCATGGCACT